AAAAAGCCCAGCTGCAGGCCCGACAAGGCCAGCGCGGCGCACGCTCACTGCTGTCAGGCCTTGAGGTCGGTGTGGGTGGTGATGAAGAAACGCGGGGCACACTTGGATAAGTTAATCAGCCAAGACTATCAGACCACATTGCAGGCCATGCACGCACAGCACACAGGCTGGGCAAAGTCTGGCCCACGCTTTTTGGCGCAGGTGAGCGCCATGATCGATGAGCACCAGCCGCGGCATGCGCTGGATTACGGCTGCGGCAAGGGCGCTTTGGCGCAAGAGCTGCATGCAAAATACCCTGCCCTGCCCATTTGCCTATATGACCCAGGCATTGAACAATTTGCCAAAGAGCCGCTGCCTTGTGATTTTGTCATATGCACTGACGTGCTTGAGCACATTGAGCCAGAGCTGATTGAGAACGTGCTGGCCCATATTGCCAGCCTGACAAAGCTCTGCGCGTATTTTGTGGTGCATACGGGCGACTGTGGGCACAAGCTGCCTGACGGGCGGGCCGCGCACATTTTGCAGCGCGATCAGGTCTGGTGGGAGGCAAAGCTCATTGAGGCATACCGCCCTCTGGGCTTTGAACTGACATTCAAAGACACTGGCCGGCCCATGCGGTTTGAGGCCAGAGCAGTGAGGGTGACACATGGCTAAACTTGACGTTGACAAGGTACTGGCGCGGGCAGAAAAGGGCTTCACAGAGCGTGACCTTAACCGCACGCTTTTTGAGGACAGCTATGAGTTTATGCTGCCTTACCGCAATACCTTTGACAAAAACAGCCAGCAGACCCACAACAAGCCCACGGTGCAATATGACAGCACGGCCATGAACGCCGCCAGCAATTTTGTCAACACCATGCAGGCCAATTTCACGCCGCCTTTTACCCGCTGGGCAGAGCTGAAAGCAGGCCCAGGCGTGCCAGAAAAGCAGCGCGGCAAATACAACAAAGAGCTTGAAAAGCTCACGGACGTCATTTTCACCTACCTCAACGCCAGCAATTTTGCCACGGCTTCTGCCGAAATGTACTTTGACTGGGGCGTGGGCACGGGTGCGCTCTGGCTGCATGAAGGCGACCAGCAGCAGCCGCTCAACTTCATAGCAACGCCCATGAGTGAAATGGGTCTGGTCGAGGGGCGCTTTGGCACGGTTGATGGCCGATTCCGCAAGTACAAAATCAAGGCCCGCCTGATTAAGCCCACGTGGCCCAATGAAAACGTGAAGCTTGACGCAGAGCTGTCTGACATTGTGCGTGACAGGCCCGATGAAGAGGTTGAGCTGGTTGAAGCCAGTTATTACGACTATGACGAATTTGTCTGGCGCTATGAGGTCATTTATGAAGGCTCAAAGCACAGGCTGGTTGAGCGTGCCTTCACAGAGGAAATTTGCTTTACCCCGCGCTGGATGAAGGTACCAGGCCACAGCCTTGGCATTGGCCCCTTTGTGCTGGCTATGGCAGATATTAAAACGCTGAACAAGATGAAAGAATACATGCTTCGCAACGCGGCGCTGTCTGTGTTTGGCGTGTACACGGTGGCCAGCAATGGCGGCTTTAACCCCAATATGGCCAAGATCCAGCCCAATGCCTTCATACCCGTTGAGCGTAACGGCGGGCCAAGCGGGCCGTCCATTCAGCCGCTTGAGCGCACGGGCAGCTTTGACATTGCAGAATTTATGCTGCAAGACCTCAAGGACTCGATACGCAAGACCATGCTTGACACCCGTCTGCCAGACCAGCAGGCCACCCCGCCCAGCGCTTTTGAGATTGCCCAGCGCATTAAAGAGTTTCAGCAGGACATTGGCTCTGCTTATGGCCGCGCCATGTTTGAGTTTGTGCAGCCGCTTTTCCGCCGTATCATTGCAATTCTATCACGCAAAGGCTTGATACAGCTGCCAGAGGGCTTTGAGATTGATAACTTCTTTGTGCAGGTGCAGGTGGTCAGCCCGATTGCCCAGACGCAGGCCATTGAAGACGTGCAAAAGTTTATGCAAGCTTTCCAAATGACGGCAGGCCTCAACCCGCAGCTGGCGCTCATGGCGTTTGAAATTGAAAAATTCCCGCAATGGGTAACAGACAAGACGGGCGCACCTGCCGCCCTGCTGCGTGACATTGATGCAGAAGAACTGAAACAGGCGCTGCTCGGCTTTGCGCAGGCACAGCTGGCCGCAGGCGGTGCACCCGCTGACGTAGCGCAGACGGGGGCTTAACTATGTGGGATTCGGCATACCAAAATCCGCTTGGCATTGCGCCGTCAGGTGATGGCAAAATGACTGACGCGCAGCAGGAGGTCTTTCTTGAGGCCGCCCGCAAGCGGTATGAATACTGCGTGAAAATGGCCAAGATATTCAAAGGCTCTGACGGCAAAGACGTGCTGAAGGTCTGGCGCCAAAATACCATTGAGAGCGCATGCTGGATGCCGTCACTGGCCCAGCAGACAACCCTTGAGGCGGCCAACGCCCATGCCTACGCCCGTGAGGGTCAAAACGCCTTTGTGCGTGACATTGAGCTGTGCATAGAAATAGCCCACAAGTGCAAGACACTTGAGGATTTTTGTGCTATGATTAACCAATTCGGTACTGTCAACCAACTTTGAAGAGGTAAAAAATGACGTTTTTAGAAAAATTTCTCATGGGCGGTGCCCGTATGTGCTATGCGCCGGCAGATGAAAATGGCGGCGGTGGTGGCGGCTCTGGCGGCTCTGACGGCGGTGACGCTGACGGCAGCGAATCAGGCACAGACGGCGCAGAAAACCAAGACAATGGCGCCGATAACGGCAGCCAAGACGGTGGTGACGAATCAGGTGACGGCGGCGGTGATGATGGCGCCGCAGACAAGGGCAAAAAGAAAGACAGCGAATCGCTTCTTGACGCCCTTGAAGACGGTGAGGGCACCGCATTTGATTTTAGCACTGGGGAAAAGCCAGAAGGATTCCCCGATGAATACTGGGACGCAGAGGCAAAAGGCCCTAATGCCCAGGCGCTCTTTGAGGCCGTCCAAAAGCAGGAAAAGATTGCCAAAGACCTGCGGGCAAAGATGGGCAAAGGCTCACATAAGCCACCTGAAAAACCAGAACAATACAGCTTCAAGCCTTCTGAAAAGGCAGCGGAGCACATTAAAGACGGCGACCCGCTGGTTGCTGCCGCGCAGAAGATAGCCCACAAACATGGCCTGTCACAGCAGCAGTATGAGGGCTTTATGGCTGAAATTTCTGACAGCATGGTCGACATTGCCGCGCAAATGGGTGATGAAAGCAGCCCCGCCAATGAAGAGGCCCGCAAGGCTTACATTCAAGAGCAGATTAAAGCCATAGGCCCCAATGGGCCGCAGGTGCTGCGTGCGGTTCAGAGTTGGGCCAATGAGCTGAAAGCAGATGGTGTTTTCAATGAGGATGACGTTGACACCATGGTGAATGAAGGCCTGACCAGCGCCAAAATGGTGCAGATGTTCAACCGCCTGCGCTCACGTATGGGCGGATCTTCTGTGCCGATGGATACCATTGACGATGGCCTGCCGCCTGACAGTGAGATTGCTGACATGATTGACAAGGCCTATGAAAGCAAAGACGCTGTGAAGATCCGCAAGGCAGAGCAGATGCTTGATAAACGCCGTGCGGCCGGCAGACCTGAAAAGCTGCAATTTTAGTTTTGTACACACTGTGTACTAATACAAGAAAGCGGGGCTTGCGTAGCCCCGTTTTTTTTGGCATTATATCAAGGTACGCGACCCGTGCGCTTGAGGCTCTACCGCTTCCCTGCGGCCCTCACACCAAGCAAATGGCCCTATCGCAGCAAAATCAATGACAACCTTAACCAACTGATGGAGATTAAGCATGACTGTATATGCTTCTACCAACTTCATTACGTCATTTGATACGCTGGTTAAAAAGCAGTATCAGGGCAAAATGAAGCTTCGCGGCGCGGTTCGTGTCAAAACTGGGGTCAAAGGCTCCACGCACGAATTTCCGCTAATTAACAAGGGTATTGCGACTCCGCGTATTGCGCAGACTGACGTAACACCCATGAACGTGCAACACGGCAAGGCAACCGCCACGCTTGAGGACTGGAATGCGGCAGATTACTCTGACGTGTATGACCTGTCCAAGCTCAATTTTGATGAGCGTCAAGAGCTGGTTGACACTGCCACGATGGCCATTGGCCGCCGTCTTGACCAGCTTATCCTTGATGCAATGGACGCTGGCGCAAACTCTACACAGGTCAGCGATGACTTGGGCGGTATCAACTCTGGGCTGAACATTGAGAAAATCCTGCGGGCCAAGCGCCTTATGGACGATCAAGGTGTGCCCAATGATGGCCGCCGTCACATGGCTGTGTCCGCATACGCGGTTGAGCAGGGCCTGCAGGAGGCAGAAATTGCCAGTGCAGACTACAACCTGCTTATGCCGTTGATGAAGGGCGAAATTACAGACATTTCTGGCTTCAAAATTCACGTCATTGAAAGTCGTGATGAGGGCGGGCTTGCTGTAGCTGCCAATATACGCAAAAACTTTGCCTGGCACCAAGACGCAGTTGGTCTTGCGGTGGGCTTGGATATGCGTACAGAGGTCAATTACATTGCCGAAAAGACAAGCACACTGGTCAACGCTATCTTTAGCGCTGGCGCGGTTGTGATTGACGACAAGGGCGTGTATGAGGTTCTGACCTACGAGGCATAAACTCTGGTGGGTGGCTTATTTGTCACCTGCTTTCTTTTAACAGAGGTTATATAAGGAGACTAAAATGACCTTCAATATTGCTAACTTTGCCCCTGTAGGTAACACCTCCAAGCCCGTATCTGGGCTTGGCACCGCTACCCTCAAGGGCGCCCCGTCTATCTGGTCTTTCATCACTGCTGACGCTGTGAACACTGTATCAGCCGCCAATTACTTCAATGACGCTTACCGTCATTTGAACGCCGGCGACCTGATTTATGCTGTTTGCGGTGCAGGCTCTGGCGGCACCCCTGCCCCTCGCCTGTTCTATGTCAACAGTGTGAACAAGACCACTGGCGCAGTTGATGTGGCTGACGGCACTGCCGTATCTGTCACAGATACATACTAAGCCACCTGACGGTTTACCAATCCAGAAGGGGGCGGGCGCACATTGCCCCGCCCTCTTTTTCTTAAGGGGCTGATATGGATTTATGGACTCGCTTTAACACCAACCACAACTTTATTGAGCAGCCGCTTTTTGCTCTTGAGTTTGGTGAGCCGACACCGCCCGCTGAAAAGCGCAGAGGGGCTTGCCTTGTGGTGGGCACGCACCCTTGCTGGGATGAAGACGTGACCGCAGCGCTTGAGCGCTACCCAGATGCCGCAATATGCGGCGTGAATGAGGCCCCGCGTCTGGTGGCCTGTG